CAAATTAAAAAACAAATTGATGAAATCGTCCGTCCGGTCGTTGAAGTCAATTCTGATGCGCTTCCGTGGGCAGAACCTAGTTCGAACACAGCGTCAGAAGCAACAGCAAATACTTAATTCAAGGAGAATATAATGTCAACAAATAATGAACTAGACTCAAAATTGATTGAAAACCAACAACAACCAGAAGTGTCGCTTCGCGTAACGGTTCAAGAACTGAACGTGGTGATGGCTTCGCTACAAGAAATTCCACATCGTATAGCAGATCCAATTTTGCGTAAATTGATGCAACAAGCGCAAGAACAACTAAAGTAACGATAAATGCCACTACAAACGTCAGGTACAATTACTCTTGCTCAAATTCAAACTGAATTCGGAGGTTCTAATCCGATCGGTTTGAGTGAGTATTATCGTGGTGGCGGATTGGTGCCAAATACTACTACTAACGCAAACATACCGACATCAGGTCAAATCGCCCTTTCAAATTTTTATGGCGGTAGTAATGTGGTGTTTACTCCTGTGACTCGTACTTACACAACGGGTACTGCCGCTACTGAAACCGCTCCTACTGGTGCAACGAATGTCATCATCGCGGTCTGGGGTGGTGGTGGTGGTGGTGCTGGCGGTTGGTTCTCTGACATTGATGAAGCTGGTGGCGGTGGTGGTGCTGGTGGCTACTCTCAGTCTTCTTATTCAATTACAGGAGGACAGACGCTAATTTATACCGTTGGTTCGTTTGGAATTGGAGGTTCTTACGGAAATGCTGGATTAAGTAATGGAGCGAACTCCAGCGTTTCGAGCGGAACAAAATCAATAACGACTATGATAGGAAATGGAGGAATTCGAGGAATTCTCATTGATGGCGGTGCAGGTGGTTCGGCTTCTGGAGGAACAACGACAAACACATCTGGTGGATCAGGAGGAATTCCAGATCCAGGTACTAACGTTATTGGTTTTAACTCTAACGTAGGTGGTGGTGGCGGAAACGGTGGCTTTGGCGGTGCAGGTGGTGACGGTGCGGCTGGAAAAATTATTTTCTATTACACCTAAGTAATTAACAACAATTGAGATATATTATGAGCGAAAGAAGTTTGGTTTTTGATGCATTAGAAAAACGTGGTCAAATAGCACCAATTATATTACCGCCAGAAGTAACCAAAGGCACAGGTTTGTTTAATCCATCTGTGCTTATTGATCCATTTACCATTCTGAAAAGAATAAGTTTGAGCATGAGTATGGTCCACTGGTTTATTTGAACCCAGAGAACGACATTACACTAACCACAACAAATTATATTTGTGAGTTAGACAACAATCTTAATACCATCGACTACAAAAAAATTGACACTTCCCATTTAGACGTAAAACCTATTTGGGAATTTGTTGGTTTAGAAGACGTGCGCCTAGTGCGATGGAATGGCGTCTTGTATGGTAGCGGTGTACGCAGAGACACAACACCAAATGGCGTTGGACGTATGGAACTTTCTGCTCTAGAATATGCAGATAATCAAGTAAAGGAAACATCACGCTTTAGAATTCCAGCGCCAGGAACAGATAATTCGTATTGTGAAAAGAACTGGATGCCAATCCTAGACAAACCCTATCATTATGTCAAGTGGTGTGAAGTAGTAAAGGTAGATCCCGAATCAAAAACTTGTGAGACCGTTTTTCTTGGTAAAACACACAACATACCATATGATCTTCGCGGTGGTTCGCAAGTAATTAAAATCGGCGACAGATATATTACGTTAGTACATGCAGTAAATCTGTTTCAAAGCGAAGCAGGAAGAAAAAACGCAGTGTATCGACATGCCTTCGTTATTTGGGATAAAGATTTTAATTTTATTAAAACAACTAAATTGTTTAACTTCATGGGCGCGCACATTGAATTTTGTGCTGGCATGGCTCAACAAGGCGATGATTTGTTAATAACTTTTGGATTCCAAGATAACGCAGCATACATACTTAGAACGCCACTTACATTGATTGAAGAATACTTAAATGACTGATTTACAGAAAGCACTTGAGCGTTACATTCAAGACCAAGAAAATCCAATGACAAACTATGCCCTAGCTTTCGAATATGATAAGCTGGGTCAAGGTGCAGCTGCTATTTCTTTTTACTTAAGATGTTCGGAAAGAACTGAAGATTCTGTATTAGCTTACACTTGTCAGATTAAGATTGCTCAGATTTTTGATTCACAAGGTAATCGAGATAGAACAGTTGAAACCACTCTAAAGAAAGCTATTGCGTTTAGACCAGACAGACCAGAAGCGTACTATATCTACAGCCGTTTTCTCGAACATCGTTAATCTTTCAAAAAGCAGTATCTGCTTGGTGGGTTGGCAAACCGACCGAGTGTAGGTTTTTATTTCGTGAGCTGGCTGAAAAGTATCTTCATGAACTAGATACTATTCATTTTGAATCTGTCAAACGCAACTTATATTTTTTAGGCAGTGGACCTGATAGTATTTCGTTCAAAGAGTACAAAAAAGAAAATCAGCACAAACTACGTCACAAATTTCCAGGATTGGAAAACATAGAGTGCGGTTACGGTCAGGTTATGCAAGATATCTTTACGCTGTCTGTTCTAAATGGTAAGCGAAACGGTACATATCTTGAGATCGGCAGCTGTTATCCGTTTAGAGGTAACAATACATTTTTATTAGAAAATCAGTTTGGCTGGAATGGCGTTGGTATAGAATATGACGAAAAATATATTGCCGACTACAGGGCTAACAGAACAAATGCAGTTATACATCAAGATGCTCTAACAGTTGATTATGACGAGTTACTTTCAAAGTTGGCTGTAGATGGCGTGGTTGATTATTTGCAGTTAGATTGTGATCCGCCAGATATTACATATGCCATTATGGAAAGAATTCCGTTTGACAAATACAAGTTTGCAGTAATTACCTATGAACACGATCACTATTTGGATATGTCAAAAACATATCGAGATAAATCTAGATCTTTTTTAGAGTCTAAAGGATATAAACTTTTAGTATCTAATATCTCTCCAGACGACATGACTCCGTTTGAAGACTGGTGGGTTCACCCAGACCTCATTGATTCCGAACTTTTACGAACTATGGAAAAGAATGATGGGAAGATAACCGACGTTTCTAAATACTTTTTCTTCGATTAAAAAATACCTAAATAAGAAGTAAACACAAGGAGAATAGAAATGGCTGTTCCCACCAATAGAGCTGCCTTCAAAGAATACTGTCTTCGTAAACTGGGCAAGCCAGTTATCGAGATTAACGTCGACGATGACCAAGTCGAAGATCGTATTGACGAGTCCATTCGTTATTTCTGGGATTATCACTTTGACGGTTCGCACAAAACTTATTATAAACATCCTGTTACCGCAGAGGATATAACAAACAAGTATATTACGATGCCAGAGAACATCATCGGCGCGATTAATATCTTTGATATCGGCGATGCTGTCAATACCAACAACTTGTTTAATATTCGTTATCAGATCGCGCTTAACGATTTGTATACTTTAACCAGTCAGTCGATGGTGCCATACTTTATGGCTATGCAACACATTCAGTTCCTAGAAGAAATGTTAGTTGGTAAACAACCTATTCGCTACGAGCGTCACCGCGACCGTTTGCATATTGATATGAACTGGGAAAAAGTAGATGTAGGACACTACATTATCGTAGAAGCATACGAAATCGTTGACCCAGATGTATGGACTGATGCTTGGAGCGATCGTTGGCTTCAGAACTACTGCACCGCAAAGATTAAATATCAGTGGGGTTCAAACCTAACCAAGTTTACTGGTCTAAATCTTCCTGGTGGTGTTCAGTTCAACGGCGAAAAGATTCTTGATGACGCAGCAGCCGAACTCGCCAAGATGGAAGAAGAAATGCTAAACAGCTACTCGCTTCCAAATATGGATATGATTGGCTAATGGCCACCAACTTTTTCTTTAACAACTTTCAATCTTCGATGGAGCAAAACTTAATCGAAGATTTAGTTGTGGAATCAATTAAAATCTACGGTATTGATTTGTATTATCTACCGAAGCGTGTTGTAGCCAGAGATACTATCTTCCGCGAAGAAGAACTAGCAACCTATAACACCGCGCATCCTATCGAAATGTATATTAAGAATGTCGATGGATTCGAGGGTGAGGGCGACTTTATGTCGAAGTTCGGTCTTGAGATTCGAGACCGAGTTACATTTACTGTTTCGCGTCGTAGTTTCGCAGCGGAAATTCTTACTTCTATCAACTAGGTTCATTACAAACTTGGGATATAACTTGCGAATTGTTTGAATTTAATAATGAAACATTTGATACTAATATCCCAGACATTGATCTAGTATATGCTGAACTCGATGTTGATATTGGAACTGCTGATCCGACTTCTGTTTCGCTAACAGACGTTCAAGCACAAAATGAAGAATTTGAAGTTGATGGCCAAGCAGGCATTCTTGACTTTAGTGAAATAGATCCATTCTCAGAAGGAAATAACTACTAATGTTTGGTCACGAGTTTTATCACGAACATTTACGCAGATATATCATTGTATTCGGAACAATGTTCAACAACATCGTTGTCTCAAGAAAGACATCTGCTGGCGTAGTTGACAAGCGAATCAAAGTTCCTATCTCGTATTCACCGCGCGACAAACTATTGGCACGTATTGAAACAGATCCTAATCTAAGAAAGCCAGATGCTATTTCATTGCCTCGTATGGGATTCGAAATGACTTCTATGACATATGCTGGTGAGCGTAAATTAAACACAATCAAGTGGACTAATACCGTTCAGCTAATAGACGACATGGATATTAAGTTAGATATTCCTCTTGTATTAGTTTCTGTTTCTTCAGACGACACATACGACGGTGATTTTGAAACTCGGCGCGCATTAATCTGGACTTTAGATTTTACTATGAAGTGTTACTTCTTTGGTCCAACAAAAACCAAAAAACTAATTAAGTTGGCAAATGTCAATTTCTTTATCGATGGATTTGATACAGCTATTGGTTCAGCAAATACACCTGTTGAGCGAGTATCAGTTGAGCCAGGATTAATACCAACAGCATCTCAATGACAGTTGAATCTACTTTTAGCACCAACTTGGTGGCTAATACCTATCAGTCAACTTATAATGGAACTGGTACATCTAATTCTTCATTAACTATTGACAAAGATTATATCTTAGTCACTGACGATTGGGATTATATCGTAACGATAGAAGACGTATAAAATATGAACAGTATTATGGATAACTTGACCAAAGCATTAGATATGAATCCTCTTGTGGTCGAAGAACAAAAAGAAGAACAGCTTCCTGCGGTCGTCGAAGAAACAAACGATGCCGAGCAGGACTTTGAGCTTGCGCGAAAGAATCTACAAGAACTTGCGAAGAAGGGCAACAAGGCTCTCGACGAGTTAATTATGCTTGCTAAGAATAGCGAGCACCCTCGCGCATACGAAGTAGTTGCTACACTAATTAAAACATTAGCTGATACTAACAAAGACTTGCTTGACACCCGAAAGAAAAAATTAGATATTGATAAAGCTCGTGGCGCATCACCTAGTAGTGACGCTAAAACAGTCAACAATAATCTATTCGTCGGCTCTACTGCTGAACTACAGAAGTTTCTAAAAGATCGCGCTAAGAATCTGGAGTCAGATGAATGAGTGCAGTTTTTGAAGAAGATTATGATATCGAGATTGAACATAATGGCGTAAACGGTAATCCAAATCTAAAGCCAGTCGGTATGCAAATCGAATGGCAACCTTGGCAGATTGAAGAATATCTAAAATGCAAAGAAGATCCGATCTACTTTTGTGAGAAATATGTAAAGATTATCTCATTGGACGAAGGCATCGTAAACTTTAAGATGTTTGATTTCCAGAAACGATTCGTACGAGCTGCTAAACAGAATCGTTTTACTATTGTTCGTTGCGGTCGCCAAATGGGCAAAACTACCACCGCGACTGGCTTATTGTTGCACGAGGGTCTGTTCGCTGACAACCCGTCGTATATCGCTATCCTCGCTAACAAGATGGATACGGCTCAGGAAATTCTTGACCGTATTCAAATGGCATACGAAAACCTGCCAATCTGGTTACAGCAGGGTGTAGTGGCTTGGAACAAACGAAGCTTCGCCCTAGAAAATGGCGCCAAGTTTATTTGCGCACCAACTTCAAGTTCTGCGATTCGTGGTAAGTCTATTTCGGTACTATACCTCGATGAGTTCGCTCACATTCCACCGCACATTCAGCTGAAGTTCTTTACCGCTACCTATCCTGTAATTTCGTCTGGTAAGCAGACCAAGATTATCATTACATCCACGCCAAACGGTATGGAACTGTATTACAAGCTGTGGACTGACGCTATTAAGAAACGAAACAGCTATACAGCGGTTGACGTTCACTGGTCTGAGTATCCTGGGCGCGATGAAAATTGGAAACAAGAAACAATCAACAACACCTCTCCTGAGCAGTTCCGTCAGGAATACGAGGTCGAGTTCCTTGGTTCGAGCAATACCCTGATCTCGGCTGAATGTTTACAGCGTTTGACCTACGAAGATCCTATTTCTACTCATGGTTCTACTAGAATCTATTCGCTACCGAACCCAGAACATCGTTATGTAATGACAGCTGACGTTGCGCGTGGTGTCGGTGGTGACTACTCTACATTCGTTGTTATAGATGTTACTGAGTTCCCATATAGGGTTGCTGCGGTCTATCGAGATAACAACGTAGAACCACAGATGTTCCCGCACTTTATTAATGAATCCCATAAGTTCTATAACTTTTGTCCCATTTTAGTTGAAACTAACGACATTGGCCAGCAGATAGCCGAGATGCTAATTACAGATTTCGAGAACGAAGGAGTACTAAGAATCACTCAGACTGGTCGTAAAGGTCAGGTTCTG